TATCAACAATAGGAATAGGAAGACTTTCATAATATTCATTTAGCTTTGAATAAATTACCTCTGGTCTGCCGGGTGAATAAACCAAATCGCCATTTTCAAAGACTATCTCGGTGTAATATTTCTTATTAGTTTTACCTTTAGGAATAAACACCTTAGGGTTTAATTGCGTTATTGTATTTCGAGATAAACAAAAATAGCCTATTGTAGTTTCGTAGTCATCTAATAAACCCTCGTTTAAAAGCCTTATTTTATCAAGCTCATCTATTTCTTCATCCGTGTTAAAAGCCGAGTTTATAGGGTGAATTATCGATATTGAGAACCAAGATAGACTGTCCATGTTAATAGATTTTATTGTTAACTATTTTTAAGTTCTTTATAAAATACTCATCCGTTTTAAGATTTAAAGTAACGTGGCTAAATCCTAAGTTCCATTTATTGATAGGCATAAACATTGGATTCATATCACATAAGCAGCCTTGAGAATGCACACTAATTAATCTGTTATTCATTGTTGGCTCACTATGTGAACTTGTACGGTGGTAATGACCAACCAATGTGTCTTCCATTGTTTTAGTAAAAGTTGCTCGAGCAGGATTTACGCCACCCATACCAAGTAATTCATGACCATGTAAAACAGTTAATTTACCTATTGATATAGAGCGCTTATCTTTTACCGTTTCAATCTTTAACTCACCTAATCTTAAAAGTATATCAAGTTGAAAATCGACAACATCAAATATCTCAGGAGCTTTAACGTAAAGCCATTTTTCCCAACGTTCATCGTGGTTGCCATGCTTATAAATTATTTTAGCTTTTGGAAAATTATCTCTTAGGCTTTGTAAAAACTGCCTTACTGCAATAAACTCGTCGTTAATAGATCGGTGGCGAAAGTCTTTTTCATGACGGCTTATATTTGCGAAGTCTATTAAATCACCATTAATTAAAATACAGGTAACGTTATTGTCTAAACCATATTGTAAAGCCGTTTCAATAGCTTTATTGTTTTGGTATGGAAAGTGCAAATCACTAATAACTAAAGTTGAGGTTTGTTTTATTTCGTATGTACTAAAATCATTCGAGTAACTTTCTGGCAAATTAAAAGGATTAAGCGGTTTTGGTGCTGTTCTTAGACTTTCATCTTTAGTTTTGTTTTTACCTAATTGCCCCGTGTGTCTTCTTATGTAACTTCTAATGGTATCAACGGTTGTAAACGTTAACGGATTATCTTTATAAATTTTCCTAGCTAGTGTTAGATTGGGAGTATTAGGGAATTTAACCATATACTTTTTAATTATTTCCTGCTTAGTTAATTTTGCCATAAGTTATAATTTGTTCAAATATAAACAATTTTGTTTACTTTTACATTATGCATATAATAAATATCAAACCGTTATCAGTAAACCAAGCATGGCAAGGAAAAAGATTTAAGACAAATTTATACAAACAATACGAGCATGATGTTTTATTACTACTGCCAAAGATTAAGATAATAGAACCACCATACAGACTTAATTTAATAGTAGGTTTTAGCAATAAAGCAAGTGATATTGATAATGTTTTAAAACCATTCTTAGATATTTTACAAAAGAAATATGGTATAAATGATAAGCACATAGAAGTTTTATATATTGAAAAACAGGTAGTTACAAAGAATAACGATTTTATTTCATTTGAGCTATTGCGCAATCAAAAGTAATGTTGTATATTCGCCTATAATTCTACCACAATGAAATCTCAAAAAACTAATAACTTAAAATAAAATCCCTGATAGGATTAGCCGTTGATGTGGTAGTCTGCGTGTTAACCTTGATGGGATTTAAATTTGTATTATGAATATATTAGAAGAAGCTGATAGAATAGTAAACTATCGTAGTGAAGAAAAAAGCAGACAATATGGAGACTTTGACACGTCTATGACTAAAGCTGCTTTATTTGCCTCTGAATTAACAGGGAAAGAAATTACAACAGAAGACTTTTACAAATGTATGCTTGCTCTTAAATTAAGCAGAATGGCTTTTAATTTAAAAGAAGATACGCTACTTGACGCTGTTGCTTATATAGGAGCATTAAACAATTTTAAAAACAAATAGCATGAGTGAGTTTGAAAGTAAATATAAAGAACTATTGTTAGACAGCTTTAAAAACGGCTCTTATAATGAAAACAGAACAGGTATAAACACTTATAGTACATTTGCTAAAAGTATTAGTCATAATTTAAAGGATGGTTTTCCAATTATAACCGGCAAAAAAATACTTCAAAAAAACTTTATACACGAACTTATTTGGATATTAAACGGGGACACTAATATAAAGTACTTAAATGATAACGGCGTGTCTATATGGAACAATTGGGCTGATTCTAGCGGTAATATAGGTTTATCTTATGGGTACCAATTAAGAAAATTTAATGGGGAGTTTGACCAATTAAAATTTATAATTGAGCAAATAAAAAAAGATAAATATAGTAGGCGTCATGTTGTTAATTTATGGAATCCATTACAAGTAGATAAAATGAATTTACCTCCGTGTTACTTCGCTTTTCAATTTTATGTTAATAATAAAGATGAAATAAGTGTTAACGTTTCAATGAGGTCTTGTGATTTATTTGTAGGGTTTCCTTATGACTTTGCTTTATTTGCAGCTATGTTAATTGTTATCGGGAAAGAAACTAACTTAAAACCGTCAATAATTAATTTTAACATAACTGATGCTCATGTATATGAAAACCAAGTAGATATAATTGTAAAGTATATTAATAAACCAACTTTTAGGTTGCCTAAGTTAACTTATATAGGAAATTTAAAATCAATAAAAAGTGATGATTTTTCATTACTTGAATATAAAAGTGGTATATTTATGAAAACTAAAATAGCAATATAAACAAATAAATAAAATAAATATGAAAACAGAAACAATTAAACAAAAAATTCAAACATTAAAAAATCAAGGAAAATCTAATCAAGAAATTCAAATTGATTTAATTTCCAACGGATTTAAAAAACAAACAATTAAATGGTATTTATCTAAAATTAAAAAAAATGAATCTAACAACTGAATTTGAACCAATTAGAGATTGGGCTAAAAACAAAGGTATAATTGAACACGGTGACTGTAAAACTCAATGTATAAAATTAATTGAAGAAGCAGGTGAGTTATCTAAAGCTATCCTTAAAAACAACGAAGATGAGTTTATTGATGCAATTGGTGATTGCGTTGTGGTTTTAACAAATCTAGCTGCTATTAGAGGTTATGATATTGAGTTTTGTATTAATTTAGCTTATAATGTAATTAAAGAAAGACAAGGAAAAATGGAAAACGGAACATTTATTAAAAATAACTAACATTTAATTTTTTTAATCAAATATAATTATTATATTTGTAACGTAGTCTGATAGCTACAATTAAAAAACATTACTCAAAAAGCTCAATTCTGCGTGTCTATCAGCACAAAGTTTTGGGCTTTTTACATTTTAAATTATGGCAAAAGACCCCGCATTTTTATTTTACCCTAGTGACTTTTTAACAGGAACTATGTTTATGAATAACGAACAAATAGGTATTTATATACGTTTACTTTGTTCGCAACATCAACATGGAGGTATTATAGATAAACTTTCTTTTAACTCTTTAGTTGGCGAAAACCACCTTTTAAAATCTAAATTTATTGAAACCGAAACAGGATTTTATAATGAAAGATTAACTATTGAAATGGATAAAAGAAACAAGAAATCTAACAACATGAGTGAAACAGCAAAGAAAGTTTGGGAAAATAGAAAAATACAATTGTATAACAAAAGTAAAGAAAGCGAATACAATTGTATAACAGATGTAAAGAAAAATGATACAATTGTTATACAAACTGTAAATAGAAATGAAGATATAAATAAAGATATAAGTATAATAGATATATGGTTTGAAGATTTAAAAAATTCTAGTCAACTTGAAACTATTTGCATCAACAATAAATTTGACATCAATCAAATTAGAAATGTTAAATTGCCAGAGTTTAAAAAATATGCTGAACTTGATTATCCAAATTATAATAAATTTGTATCTCATTTTAAAAATTGGGTAATTAAAAACCCTCCTAAAGATTTAAACGCACCCTTAAAAATGGTTTACTAATGATAGTAATTAACCCAATAGACAAAAAAGAATATACAATCGAGGTAACCAAGAACGGTGAAAACCAAATGACTTGCCCTGAATGTTCGCCTAATCGTAAAAAGAAAACGTTAAAATGTTTTAGCTTTAACCTTAATAAAAATGCAGGTAGGTGTAACCATTGTGGTGTTGTATTGGTAGCTAAAGAAGATAAGCCTATTTTTGTAGAACCTGCAAAAGTTTATAGTAAACCAATTTGGAAGAATAAAACCGAATTATCAAATAATGCCGTTAAATGGTTTGAAAGTAGAAAGATAACACAAAGTATCTTAAATGAATTTAAAGTGACCGAGGGGGCTGAATGGATGCCACAAACGCAAAATTCAGTTAACACTATACAGTTTAATTACTTTAAGTTTGGTGAGCTGGTAAATGTTAAATACAGAGATGGTGCTAAAAATTTTAAACTATTCAAAGATGGCGAAATGATTTTTTACAATCTCGATGCCACAATTAACAACAATGTGATAATAATTGTTGAAGGCGAAATGGATGTATTAGCATTAGCCCAAAGTGGTTTTAAAAATGTTATATCAGTTCCAAACGGCTGCAACGATAAAGGCAAAATTAACATGGACTACCTAGATAATTGTATTGATTATTTTGTAGAGGATTGTAAATTCTTATTGGCACTTGACAATGACAAGGTAGGTAACCGATTAAAGGATGAATTAGCCAGACGTTTAGGTTACGAAAATTGCAGTACCATTACCTTTAAAGATTGTAAAGATGCCAACGACTGCCTAATTAAATACGGAATTATTGGGGTAACTGAATCTATTGAAGCTGCAAAAGAATATCCGATTGAGGGGGTTTTTAATGCTATTGATATTCAAGACTCAATATGGGACTATTACAATAATGGTTTACCAAGTGGCTTTGGTATTGGGATGCATGAGTTTGATATGTTTTTAAAGTTTCAGCCGGGTTACTTAACAGTAATTACAGGAATACCCGGTCATGGTAAAAGTGAGTTTTTAGACTTTTTAATGTGCCGTTTAAATATTTCACACGATTGGAAGTTTGCTTTATACTCACCAGAAAACCACCCATTACAATTACACTTTAGTAAGTTAGCTGAAAAGATTATAGGTAAACCATTTGATGGGCAAAACAGAATGTCACCTTTAGATCTTACAACTACAATAGACTACCTAAAAGACGTTTTTTACTTTGTTAATCCTGCAGAAAACTTTACACTTGACAATATTTTAACAGCCGTTAAAAGTCTAGTCCGTAAAAAAGGAGTTAAGGCTTTTGTGATTGACGCTTGGAATAAATTAGAACACAATTACAGTACAAACGAAACTAAATATATCTCTGAACAATTAGATAAAATAGTTACATTTTGTGAAAAGAATAGCGTACATTGTTTTTTAGTTGCTCACCCAACTAAAATACAAAAAGACAAAGCAAGTGGAAAATTTGAGATACCAAACCTTTATTCCATAAGTGGTTCTGCTAACTTTTACAATAAGGCTGCAAATGGAATAACAGTTTACAGGGACTACGAAAACTTTATTACTGAAGTTTATATCCAAAAAGTTAAATTTAAACATTGGGGACAAACAGGATGCTGCCAATTAGCTTGGGATAAAACAAACGGTAGATATTACAAAGGAATGCCGAATAGTGATAGTTGGATTCAATCTAATAAACCAAAGGAACTTCAACAAAATGATAACTTTTTAACAAGCCCACTTGATATAATTACAAATAACGGTAAAAACGAAATAGATCCATTTTAGATATGACCCCACAATTAGCCTACCAAATAATTAAAAACTACCTTAAAACTCATAGTCTGCCTACTAAAGACTGTGATATTTGGGTAGGTGATGTAAAATATACTTGGAATTATTTATTAAAACTTTGTTACAATATAAAATAAAGTAGTATATTTGAAACCGATGACACACCAAAAGGTAATCGAGGTTATAATATCAAACGACAGTTTTTTGAAATACTGCCATAAATTAGCGTCACCACGTACTCACATAGCAGAAGACTTATACCAAGAAACTATCTTAGCTATTTGTGAAACTAAAGATGATCGTTTTGTTAAGGCATACAATGATGGTTATCTTAATCCATTTGTTATTAAAACAATTAGGAATATTTGGTTAAAGCGAAATACTTTTAAACAACATACAGACGGCTCAACTTCACCTTTAATGGAATACGCTAACACCTTACAAAACATAGATGCTTTTGATTTTGATAGGACTTACATAAATCAAATATCTAAAGACTACGACCCGACAGCCGACATAGTTTTTGAAGCTGCAAAGAAAATAATAGCCAAAGATAGTGATAGCGATAGAATGGAAATAAGATACCGGGCGAGAGTTTATAATCATTCTAATAATAACATTGCAGGCTTTGAAGCGATTAAATCATTTAAAAATGCTGGTAGATTTTCGCAATACATTGGAATAAAAAGATGCGCTATTTACAAAAGTTGTAGGGAATACCAAGAGATTTTAAAAAGTAAACTAAAATATATTATCAATGGTTAATTATTTATACATAGCCCTCTTTGCCTTTTGGTTTGCTGAACTTTCAACAATACCACAACGAATTTTAATAGCAACGGGATTTAAAAACCTTTACCCGTTTAGTTGTGTAAAATGTTTATCATTTTGGATGGCTTTAATTTACTCTTATAACGAACCGTTTTGTATAATTATAGCAGGTGTTACCTCTTTACTATCAATGACTATTTGTTTAATATTTAATAGATTAAGATGACCAGAGACGAGGCTTTAGATACATTAGTTAGACACTCTGAGTTCTTTCAGATTTATGCAAAAGAACTATTTATCCCTAGAGGTTGCGAGGGTATTATGGCTGAAATAACGGAAGCCTATAAAGTAATTAATACAGGTTACGTTTGTACATCATGCGGCAATGAAATGATAATTGATGCGAATAGATACCGTTTACACAGAATGAAAGAACTTAATTTAAAACACCATACGTTTGATGACTAAGAAGTTAAGAATAGGCGCAGAGGTTATTGTAATGTTTCACGATAAAACAAAGCCAGAAATAATAGACGAAAACGCTATTCGTTTTACTGCAAGCGGCTGCGTTATGCCACCACCAAATAATAATTTTTTTATAGGTAAAATATATTCTTATGAAAAAAGAGAAGAGTTTACTAAATATTACGATGAAGACGAAGATAGAACGGTTAGTTATAGACATAAATATATTAAATATAAAATAGATGGTGGGAACGGACAGTATTTTTATGAAGAAAATATATTAAATTACGATGTTAAAACACATAAAACCCTTTGCAAAAAGTTTAAAATAAAATATACTAAACACAACAAATGACTAAGATACTCCTAATCCATAGTTTTAACATTAAAGATAATAAGCCAGAGTTTAACGCTGTGTCTTATTATCGCATGAATAAACCGCATGAAGTTTTAGCACGTTTAAACCCAGAGTTTGAAATTGTGCATTCTAAACCTAATGACATTTATCCTGATGACTTTTTAAAAACTATTGACTTAGTTTTATTTTGTCGTGAAATAGATAATAGCAATGGAATTATAGAAGCCCTTAATAAGTTAGGCATTCGTTTTGGTTTAGATCTTGATGACTATTGGATTTTGCCCGAAAACCATTTGTTATATGAATACTATAAAGAAATTAATAAGACTCAACTAATTATTGATTCAATTAAAGCGGCTCACTTTGTTATTTGCACAACCGAGATATTAGCCGGTAAGATTAAAGAACACAATAAAGAAGTTTATGTTATTGAAAACGGTATTGATACGGATGACAGCGTGTGGCAAAACAACCACGTAAACTCTAAACGGATTAGATACGGCTTTACGCAAGGCATAACACATATACCCGACGTTATGTCTATACATAAAGACGTGCAAACTGCTTTATACGATGCAGACTTTAACCGTAACTGTCAAGTAATCTTAACAGGTTGGAACGCTATTAAAAGCGAAGAGTCGGTTTATATTGGTTACGAACGTATGTTAACTGATAACTTAAAAACCATGCTGCCAGTTGAGCGTGAGTATTGTTTACGCTTGGTTAAATATAAGTTTCCTAGCGGTATTAGTAAACCATACCGTAGAGTTGGTGCTTTGCCTGTATATGAATTTGCAAAGGTTTACGACGAAATGGATATATTAGTTGCGCCTTTAATAGACAATGATTTTAATAATTGCAAATCAGAGTTAAAAATGATTGAAGCAGGCTTTAAAGGATGTGCATTTATGGGACACAATGTTAACCCTTACAGTTCTTTAATGACTAAAAAGAATAGCTTTGATTTGACTTGGGGAAACTTTTACGAATGGTCAAAATACATTCTAAGCAATCCTAACTTAGTAAAAGATACGGCTGCACAATTAACTTTAGATACTAAAAAATATTCATTAAATTTGCTAACTGATAAACGTAAAGAATTGTATGGGATATTCAAGAAGTAGAAGAGTAGGCAAAATTGGTAATTATTACGGAGGGCTTTATATTAAAACTATTAATGATAAGTTTTATTGGGGAATAGAAAATCATGACGGAGTAGAATGGGAAGAAATATCTAAAGAGTTATATGAACTTTTAATTAAACACTAATGAAACTATACCACTATTACCACATATATGCAGACGGTCAATGGTTAGAGCCAGTTAGCGAACATATCAAAGCCCTACGTAAATGGGGGCTTATTGATAACCTTGCAGCGTTCCGTATTGGAATAGTTGGGGCAGACCATAACCGTACATCCGTTATTCAATACCTAATTAACGAACGGATTAATTTTGATGTAATAGCAACATCCGATACAGGTTGGGAGCAGGTTACTCAAATACCTATGTATGAATTTGCACAATCGAATGATGGCTATGTTTTATATGCTCACTCTAAAGGCTCATCACGTCCTGAACAACCTAACCAATCATGGCGAAGGTCAATGACTTATTACAACGTTGGTCAATGGCAAACGGCAGTACAAAAACTAAATGAGGGCTTTGATGCGGTTGGTCAACATTGGATGCGACCATCTCACCATTCAGTTGAACATAGAGGCTCACCTTTCTTTGGAGGTACATTTTGGTGGACTTCATTATCTCACGTTCGTAAAATGTTAGCACCCCCTGTATTTAACCGGCATGATGCTGAAGGGTGGATTGGTTACGTTAATGGCGAAGATATGAAGTGCTTTGATTATACTGGTCATATCTCGGCTCACCCAT